GGGAAGCAGCTCCAACTAACGCAATGGGTGCATCATCTTCTAACGCAGGTGATGGTTCTATCGATACTTTTGATCCAGTATTGATCTCATTGGTTCGTCGTTCTATGCCAAACCTGATCGCATATGATATTGCAGGTGTTCAACCTATGACTGGTCCTACTGGTCTTATCTTTGCAATGCGTTCACGTTACACTGCTCAAGACGGTACAGAAGCACTGTTCAACGAAGCAGATGCATCATTCTCAGGTGCTTACGGTGGAAACACTGCATCAGCAGTTGCCGCTAACGCATCTGCAGGTGCCGCACAAACAGGTACTGATCCTAATGATCGTTCTTCAACTTCTACTGGTGGTGGATATAATGTTCACTCTGGTATGACTACTGCTGAAGCAGAAGCACTTGGTGGAGCAGCCGGTCAGCATTTCGCAGAAATGGCATTCTCAATCGAGAAGGTTTCTGTAACTGCAGTTTCTCGTGCTTTGAAAGCAGAGTACACAATGGAACTTGCACAGGATCTTAAAGCAGTTCACGGTCTTGACGCAGAGCAAGAACTTTCTAACATCCTTTCTACTGAAATTCTTTCAGAAATCAACCGTGAAGTAGTTCGTACAATCAACTACTCTGCTGTTGCAGGTGCTCAGAAAGACGTTACTACTGCAGGTACTTTCGACTTAGACACAGACTCAAATGGTCGTTGGTCAGTTGAGAAGTTCAAGGGTCTTATGTTCCAAATCGAACGTGATGCTAACGAACTTGCTAAGGCAACTCGTCGTGGTAAGGGTAACATCATGATCACTTCTTCTGACGTTGCTTCTGCACTTCAGATGACTGGTGTTCTTGATTACACTCCTGCTCTTAACAACAACCTTCAGGTTGACGACACAGGTAACACTTTCGCAGGTGTATTGAATGGTCGCATCAAGGTCTACATTGACCCATACTTCTCAGATGCTTCTAACAACTACTACACCATCGGTTACAAGGGAACTAACGCATTCGATGCAGGTCTCTTCTATTGCCCATACGTACCACTCCAGATGGTTCGTGCAATCGGTGAGAATACGTTCCAACCTAAGATTGGTTTCAAGACTCGTTACGGCATGGTTGCTAATCCATTTGCAACTAACGACGGTAACGGTGTTGCAGCTCGTCTTGGTACTGGTGACGGTAACAAGTACTACAGATTGGTTAAAGTTGCCAACCTCATGTAAAATAAAAAGACCAAGTTCACTTGGCAGAATCGGGGGTCGCAAGACCCCCTTTTTTTTACGCCTAAATAGTACACACGAAGAGGGTTTATAATGTCAGCATACACTAATCAACCAGACAATAAAAGTTTTCTGTCTCCTATTGGATTTAGATTCAATGTACAGAAACTGCCACATGTAAATTATTTCTGCACTTCTGCGGAGATACCTGACATTGCTATGGGACAGATCGACACAGTAAACAACACGTTTATTAAATTGCCTGTACCCGGTGATAAACTTACGTTCGGTGTCCTCAATGTAAGATTCATGGTAGATGAAGATATGAAAAACTTTCTTGAGATCTATGACTGGATGGTCGCATTAGGTTATCCAGATAACTTCTCACAGTATGAAAGTATTGCTCGTGGCATTCAAAACGTGGGTGAGGTCTATTCAGATGGATCTCTTATTATCACCACATCACAGTACAAACCAAACGTCGAAGTCAAATTTATCGATATGTATCCAGTGTCTCTATCAGCACTTTCATTTGATATCTCAGTCACTGACGTAGAGTATCTACAAGCAGACGTTGGGTTTGCTTATCGTAAATACGAATTGACTAGTATTTCATAATCTGTTATACTGTATATTATTTTACCTGTGGATTTATTATGAAACTTGAAGACATTGTGTCCGAATGGGACAAAGACTGTAAGATTGATGAGACAGAACTTGGTGATGAATCAACTAAGATTCCTGTCATACACAACAAATATCTCAAAATCTACGTGGGTGAGAATGCTCAACTCAAACGAATGTACGCGCAACGTAGTAAGATGAAGAGAACCTTATCAGAATATTATCTAGGTGAGATGGATCAAGATGAGTTAGAAGAATTTGGTCGAGAACAATTCTACAAAAAACTACTGAAGAATGAAATCGAAACTTACATAGAATCAGATGACTCTTGGATTGAAATCAATCTTAAGGTTGCACTTCAGCAAGAGAAAGTGAACTATATCGAAGCAGTATTGAAGTCGATAAATAATCGTGGATTCCAAATTAAGAATGCAATTGATTGGTTAAGATTTACGAATGGATAGAATTGACATCCTACCAAAGGATGAAGTAAATGTGAAGATTGAATGTGATCGTGGACTTGCACAAGAACTATCTGACTATTTTACGTTTGAGGTTCCCGGTGCTAAGTTCATGCCCTCATATAAAAATCGCATGTGGGACGGTAAGATACGTTTGTTCAATACTGCGAGTCATACACTCTACAAGGGTCTCATTCGTCGTGTTGAAAAGTTTTGCCAAGATAGGGAGTATGAATGTGTCGTACATGGGGGACTGAACGATACTAATGATATCCCCTTGAATGATTTGGAAGAATTCCTTAAAGGAAAGTATACCCCCCGAGATTATCAAATCAGAGCAATTGCTCATGCTTTGCGTCATAGTCGTGCTCTCATTCTATCACCTACTGCTTCTGGTAAATCTTTTATCATTTATTGTATAATTAAATATCTATTGGAACATGAACAAAATAAAGCATTACTTATTGTTCCTACTACGTCTTTAGTGCATCAGATGAATACAGACTTTAAAGACTATTCTGAAAACCAACAGTTTTATTATACACACCTCATTATGGAAGGTCAAGAGAAAAATAACGACGATGCGCAAATTTTTATCAGCACATGGCAATCTATCTACAAACAACCCAAGAAGTGGTTTGACCAGTTTGATGTTGTGATTGGTGATGAAGCACATCAGTTTAAGGCAACCTCCCTCACCAAGATCATGACTAAACTAGATCAGTGCAAATATCGTTTTGGTCTCACGGGAACTCTTGATGGAACTCAGACGAATAAGTTAGTATTAGAAGGATTGTTTGGTTCTGTGATGAAGGTCATCCAAACAAAAGAACTAATTGAGTCTGGTACGCTATCTGATTTCAGAATCAAATGTTTATTACTGAAGTATACAGAACCTACCTGTAAAAGTGTAAAGTCGTGTACCTATCAAGATGAGATTGCTTTTTTAATCAAGAATGATTATCGCAATAACTTCATCAAGAATCTTGCAGTCACTAGAAAAGGAAATACTCTGGTTCTCTATCAGATGGTTGAAAAACATGGAGAAGTATTGTATAATTTAATATCTGCGTCTGTAGAAAATAGAGACGTATTTTTCGTGCACGGAGGAATAGATGCTAATACACGAGAAGAGATTAGACATAGAGTTGAACGATCAGACGATGCCATTATTGTGGCATCTTACGGCACTTTCTCCACAGGAGTTAATATTCGTAACCTCCATAATGTCGTATTTGCTTCCCCCTCTAAGTCTCGTATTCGCAATCTTCAGTCGATAGGAAGAGCACTTAGAAAGGGAGACAGCAAAGAAGTTGCAACCTTGTATGACATTGCTGATGATTTATCATACAAGTCATGGAACAACCATACTGTAAAACATTTTGCTGAACGCGTAAAGATATACAATGAAGAAGAATTCGATTACAAAATTTACAACATAAAGGTAAAAGATGAATAGTATAATCAAACTGACAAATGGTGAAACGATTGTAGCAGAGATTGCTCATCAAGATGATAATATTACAAGTGTACTTGAACCCCTTGCCCTTGATGTTGGAGAGAGTGAGTCAGGGAGACCAATGCTTTTAGCAATGACATGGATTCCTCTTACCAAAAAAGTTAACCTAATTCACTTGAAGACTGAACATGTGATTGCCATTGCCGAATGCGACGAAAGCATTAGTAGGTATTATGAGAGATCCCTTTCAGTTCTCAAAGGTGAAATAGAAGATGACTTCCAAGAACAGGACTTTGAAGATCCTGAACAAACAGAAATTCCTACAGCAAATACGGTACATTAATATGGCAGAAACAC